TTTTCCCGATGACAGGGGAGTGACACGGCCAGGTTCAGCGCCAGCCATCAGGTAGGTCTTGCCCCCGGTGGTGTATATCTCCGGACCGTCTTCGTTGACCGGATGCAGGCTGCCTGGCGCTACCGGACCGCCCAACGCAAGGCCCGCGCCGATGGTGCCTGGTCCGAGACTGCCCAATAGCCCGAGATCATTGCCAAGGTTGCCAAAGAAGCTTGCGAATCCGCCAGCGGTCGTGCCTGCCGTTTGCTTGGCGCCACCACCGAACGAATCAAACAGCGCTTGAATGGTCTTGTCGGCGAGGAACTTCACCGCCTGCTGATACATGGAATCTATGAAACTACCGAACGCTTTCTTTGCCGATGCGGTGCCGTCGATGAACGAGGCGAAGGCATTCCCGAAGCCATCGATGAAGCTCATGGTGAATTGCTTTGTCTGCGCTGCCATGTCGCGTTCACGGTCGAGGAAGTCATTGATCGCCGACTTCATACCGTTGAGTCCGATCGCTTGCGCCGCATCCATCTTCGCCCAATGATCTTTCGTCGACTGCCTCTCTGCTTCATGCGATGCATCGAGTGCATCCAATTCTTGCTGGAAAAACTCTCTTTGAATGGCGCTTGTACTGTTGTTTTGTTGCCTCAGCAGCGCCGCTTTCTGTCGGTTGTATTGCTGATCTATTGCAAGCAATTGCTGTTGTTGCTGCGCCTCTTTCGCGCCCATGCCTACAGCAGAAACCTGTAGATCAAGGAGCTGCTGGCGCGTTGCAAGCTGATCATGCAGTGATTCCGTGTACGCTTTGACCTGCGCGATATTCTTCTGCCGAAGTTGGTCTGCTTCCTTGGCATAGAGGTCATTGATCGATGTCACGCCACTAGCGACCAATGCCTGAACCTTGGCGAGGTCATGACCCGACGCAATCAATTTCGCGCCGGCGTCAACCACCTTCTCAATCGCGGCGACCTGCTGGGTCTGCTTGTTGTCGATGCCGAAATTGTTGTCCTTGACCTGCGCGCCCTGGACCAGGTTATCCAGCGAGTTGAACGGATCAGCTTTGGAGCCCGCAGCGCGTGACTTGTGCGCCTTGGTGGCGTACTTGGCGGCAATGCCCTCGTTGATCTTGACGTAGTTCTGCGCGATACGTTCTGCAGTCGCCGTGTCTCCAGCCGCCACTGCCTTTTCGATCTGCTCGTTTGCCGTGTTGTATGCGGCCAGCGTTTCCTTAACGCGCTTCTGCTCCTTGGTGTCATACAAGGCCGCTTCTTTGTCGGAATCCTCCAGCGCAAGCGTCGATTGCGACGCGAGGGATTTATGGCTCGCCGCCTTGTCCGCCGTTTCCTTGGCGGTCTGCAACTCGGCAAGCTGCTTGGTGTACGCGTCGATCTTCGGCTGCAGGCTGGCCGCTTCGGCGGTCGCACCATTCTGGTTGAAGAGGTCACGCTGACCGATCAGCGCTTGGCGGTCATTGAAAATGCCGTTGAATTTCTCCTGCCCAAGCTCGGGACGGCCGATGCTAAAGGCCGCATCCATCGCAGCCTTCGTCGCGCCTTTGATGCCGTTCCAGCTTTGCTCGATCAGCCCGAGATTCTTGACCGATTCGGAAGCAACGTCCGAAATATGGGAAGCATAAGTGGTCGCCGCCAAATCAGCCGCATCTTGCGTGCGTCCCTGTTCTTCGAGCGCTCTGATCTGCTCATAGACTGTCGTGGTCAGGAAGTGTTGCGCATCATCCAGCGCTGTGACCGCCTTCAACGGCGAGCCCTGCAATGACTCGAATTGCTTGATCGTAGCTTTCGTCGATTGTCCGGTTATCTCGGCCATATCGAGCGCAGCCTTACCGACGAGCTCAATCTGCGATGCGGTGAACTTGCCGGACGCGGCTACCTCCGTGAGTGCTGCGGCCGCCGTGTGTTCCGTCGTGCCATAGCCGGAAAGCGACTTGGCCATGTTCGCCAAGCTGTCCGACGTCTGGCCGGCATAGTTACCGGTTAGAAGGATTGCCTTGTTGTAGGCGCTCGTTTCCTCGGAACCTTTCGCATAGGCCACGCCAAGCGCAACGACGGCCGCGGTAACGCCGAGAATCGGCAGCATGCTGACCGTGAATACCTTAGACAGCACGCCCGTTTCATTGGCAAGCGCCGCGACCTCACGACGCGAGCGGGAAAACTGGCCCGTCGCGGCATCGGTGATCAACGCCGACAAGGAATACGCCGTGCGCGAATTGATCCCCTTCGCAACCGTGTTCGCCTCGGTCGCGACCGTATTTGCATCCGTCACGGCGGTTTCGCCGATCTTCGCGCCTGTCAGCCGTTCCTCTGCAGCGGTCAGTGCCGTAAGGTATGTCTGCTGCTCGCGCGCAGACAACGCCCCTGCGGCCATTGCTGCATCAAGGCGCACTTCAGCTTCGGTCAGTGCAGCGATATCCGGAATACCCGTCGCCATCGCGGCGTTGAGTTCGGTAATAGATGCATTCTTCTTCAAAACGGCCGCATTGAACGCGGCAGCGTCCACGCCGTAGGTTGCCGTCGTCTCCGCATTCGACGCTGCTACAGCTTCATTGGCCGCGACCTGCTCGGCAACTGATTTAGCCATCACGGCCTGAAAGCGGGCCTCTTGCGCCGCGCGTGCATCGTTTTCTACAGAAGCCTGCGCTGCAATGCCAGCCTGCGCGGCTCCCATGGAACTAAGCGCCGCGGTGGCATCCGTTGCTGCTTGTTGAGACGCAACCAGCTTGGCCTTCAGCTCATCAAGGATGCTGACCGGCAAGCCCTTCAGCGTTGCACGGTAGAGCGTCATTTCCTCGCGCGTCTTGCCGATCGCATCGGCTTGCGTCAGCGCACTGTCCGTCGCCCGCTTCTGTGCGGCACTCAGCTGGGCATAGTCAGATTGCGCCTGCGCCGACATGCCACTGATACGCGTCTTCGCCGACTCAATAGCCGCATCCATCTTCGTGGTATCGACGATGACATCGATACGCGCAGTACCGATGTTCTGACCTTCATCTGACATGCGGATGCCTATGCATTGCTGAAATGTTCAAGAGCGGCGCTCTCGATAACTCGAATCGTGTTCATCATTTCGTCGTAGTCGTTTTCCGGCAAACCCTTGCGGTCGAGTTCATGGAAGATCACGCTGTAATCCAGCCCGACAGGGCCGCCAGCGCCGACACGCCACTGCGTAGACAGCCGGCTGAATAGCTGGATGCCTGGCCAGTTTTCCGACCAGACATCCACCACGGGCTCGGGGAAGTCCTCGGGCACGGTGCCGATGTCACCAAGTTCTGCGGCAGTTGGACGCCTCCAATACAAAGCGTCAACTGCCGCCCTCAGTTTTTTTCGCGTTCTACCCGGCGCGAGGCGTGGAAGCCCTCAAGGATGGCAAGGGCGATGCCTGGGCGAGCATCCTCCATTTCCTCGACGCCGTCGGTCGTCAGGTCGTATTCCGTGTCCCAGCTCTTGACCACGAAGACCACCAGGTCCGCGATGCTCTTGCCGGCGTCAGCCTGCTCGCGCATTTCCTTCTGCGTGCGGAAGTAGAACGTGATGTCGAACGTGACGGACTGCCCCTGACCTTTGACGGTCAGGGTGCTTGCCAGTTCCTCTGGCGTCTTTTTCGTCAGCATCAGCTGGTATACCGGGTCAGCGGGCTGATCTGCGAGAACGTGGCCGTGTTGTCCATGTTCTTGTTCAGATTCATCGACGGGTCGCCGTCGAACGCCGGGTAGACATAGTAGAGCAGGATCGCGCCGCTCGGCAGCTGCGCTTTCAGCACGACAGGCACCTGCGCCTGGTCAGCCGCTTCGAGGGCCGCGTACCACGCCAGCGCCGGATCGTAGTCCAGGGTCAGGGTCAGCGTGCGCGCGTTCTTGAACGTGGGGCGCTGAATCTGCGTGTTGTGCGGATCTTCGGCGTATTGCCAGCTGAAGTACTGCTGCGTGCCGCCCGACTTGGCGATATTGGTCACCTGCGACAGCTGCACCCAACTGCTGACGGACTGGAAGGTTCCGGTGTCCGTTGCGGCCGGGTATTGCGTGGTGCTGGTGGTGTCGAAACCTTCCAGTGTGAACGACGTCGCGGCAACGACGGTCGCCACGCGCGAGACACGGTTGTTCAGACCGCTCCATGGCGATTCGATGACGCCGTAAGTGCCGACGGTCGGCGGCGTGGAAGTGGACGCAACAGGCGGACTGGCATTGCTGATCGCGGTCAGCGGGATCGCCGTGGCTAGCGCGGTGGAGACCGAAAAGACGGTTCCGTTGGGGAAAGACTGACTCATGGTGTTGTCCTCGGTCTAGGCATGAAAAAACCCGCCGAAGCGGGTTGGGTTGAAACGCGGGTGGATCGGTTAGGGCGTGTAGAAGATGCCGAATTCGGTGCGGCTGCCGTACAGCTTCATGTCGCTGTCATAAAGCGACACGGGTGCGCCAATGGTCTGCGCAGAAAGGTTGCCGACGATGATTGAGCGTGCTTGGCGCGCGATGGTCGTGGCCTCAAGTCTGGCCTTCGACCAGACGACGACCTGCATGCGTGCGTTGTCCTCGCCCGGCAGCGTGTTGTCGGCGTATTCGTAGGCGGTGCCGCCGACCTGTTGATAGACGATGAGCGGCAAAGGTGCGCTTTCTGGCGTCACATCGGGATAGACGCGCCCGCCAACAAGCGAGCCAAGCAACGTCGAAAGGCTGGCTTCAAGGCTCATTCGACTGCGTCCAGATTCTTGCCGGCCAGCAGCTCGGGCAGACGTTCCTTGCCGCGCTCGATCATGACCTGCTGAGCCACGCCGCCTAACGCGTCAATCGTTGGACGCAAGAACGGATGTGCTGGCACCCACTTCGGGACAGCCAGCCGGCGCTTCTTGTCCGTGTACCACTCGCCAGCCTTGTTCTTGAATACCGCGTAATACTGCCAGTGACCGAATTCGACGAGGTGCCCGTGCGGCGCTTTCTTCGAGTTCCACGTCACCGAATAGATCGCTTCCTTGTCCGTGGATCGGCGATTCTTGAATGCCAGATAGATCGAGCTTTTGAGCAGGCCGGGACGCTTGCTGCCATCCTCTGCGGTGCCAACGGGCGCGCGCTCAATGGCACCATCGCGCAGCACCTTGCCTCCAGCGACGGCCATCGACCGCGCCAGCTTCATGCGCATGTCGCCGGCAAGTCTGTCCAAGCCGGCCAGTGCGCTGCTGAAATCGGTAGTTACGGTAGTCCCCTCATCCATCGTTCAAACCCTCTTGCACCTGCAGGATCACGACGCGATTCGATTCGGCCTGATTCATGGATGCCTGAATGTTGAACACGCGCGAGCCGTACAGAATGCGCATCTTCGCGACTACGATGGGATCGGCCAGTTCCGAGCGATAGCGCACGGTGACTTGGTGCGTTGCGGATGCGCCTGCGATCTGCGCCTGAATCAGCTCGCGTCCTGTCAGCGGATCAATGGAAGCGCGGGAAGTGAACTGCGTTGTCCATGTGTCCAGCGGCTGGCCCGCGGCGTCTTTCCCTGTTGATCGCGCCTGGAACGTGACGACTTTGCGCAGTACGCCGGCACGGGTGACATCAGTATTCAGTGGCATCGTCAGAACTCGATGACGCGGAAGCCGTCAAGCAGGCGATCGACATACGTGAGCACGTCGATTTTGCCGCGTGTCATGATGGCAACCTCTTCGCGGTTTTCGTAGATCGTGGACAGCCTGATTTTCAGCCACGCCGTGATGCCGTCGGGAATAACCCCGAGATAGCTTGTGCCGGTGCCGATGTCCGTCAGCGCAATCGCTGCACCGCCTGCAGTAGCAGCCAGCGTGTAGACGCCAGCAGAAACCACGCTCTGCACGTAGTAGTCGGTTTTGGTTTGCAGTGGTGCTGGCAACAGGCCGCCGCTGTTGGAAAGTCGCACAACATCGCCCACCGCCAGCGGCGACCACCCACTCACCTTGATGGTGTTGCCAATGGCGCTGATCGGTGCGGCATAGCCCGCGTCGAAGGTAACCCACACGGATGCGATCTGCGGCATCGGGATCGGCCAGATTTGACCGAAAACAGGCGTGATGCGCACCGGCTCGGTGGAGTAATCGACGACGTAGGTCGCGGGATCAACAGTCTGCACCGTTCCCTGCATGTCCAGGTACTGAATCGACACCACCTGGATTACCGGATATCGGCGCAACAGGATCGCGTTACCGGGTAGCGAAAAGGTCTGGCTGTACGGTGCCGCTGGCAACATGCCACCGGGGAACGCGTCGAGCGTCTGCTTCCAGCGCGCGGAGACAAGCTGCTTGCCTGTCAATACCTCGGCGTAGTCCCGTGCCGCTGAAATCAGCGCACCAATCAGCATATCGTCGTCGGGAATATCCACGCGCGAATGCAGCTTGGCGGATGCGAGGTCGATCGGCTCCGCTGTCGGTGCCGTGATCTGTTGGAGTGCCATCGGTCAGGGCCTGAAAAGGGGCGGACTTTTCAATCCGCCCCTTTAATCAGCCAGCTACCTGCACGACGGACGTGGCGTTGTAACCAGACGCCGGCCCGTAGCGGCCATTGACGCCCAGCAACAGAGCGCCGGCCAAGCTCGCAGCCACGCCAACGGTTACCGACAGCTGGATGAAGCCGAAGCCGCCTTCGACGTCCAATGCCTGCGCGTCAAGGTCAATCTCGGCCTGCACGTTGTCGCCGCTGGCCTTCACGATCTGCGTGATGGCTGCGCCTGTGATGTCCTTGGCGCCCGTGCCGGAGCTGTCCTGCGCCTGCTGGAACTTGGCATCGACGGTGGCAGATGCACCCAGTACGCCGGTCTGGACGATGGCCAGATACTTCTGGAAGTATTCGGCCGACACCCAGCTGCTTTTTGCCGCGCCGGCTGCCTGGCTGGACGGGTTGACCGTGCCCAGCACTGCAACCTGCTCGGAGCCTTTGATGTTGTTGCTCATGGTGAAATCCTCTGAAAACGGGAGAGGCGCCGGCTACCGTCAGGCAACCGGCGCGATGGCTTAGCGGGCGCCGAGCTGGATGAAGGGCGACAGCGTGTTGCTGCCCTTGGCCTGCACGATCGGGTTGACGATCTTCGGCTGACCATCCACGCGGAAGATCGCGCGGAAGGCGGTGGCGTCGGCATCGAAGTACAGATGCATGGACGACGCCGTCTGGATGCCTTCGCTCTTGGTGATCGTCCGGTAATAGGACATGTCCACCAGCTCGATGTCGCCCTGCGCACTGAACGCGGAAGCGTGCTGGCTCACCATGATCGGGCGCCCCATCAGCGTGCCGTAGGGCGACCCCTGGATGCCCTGCGAGATCGGCAGGTAGATCGGATAGTTACCCAGGGTCAGGCCGAACAGTGCCGGCAACGCATCCGGTGTGACGAGCCACACGGCCTTCGGGAAGCTACCCGGCGGCAGACGCGCGATCATCTTCAGGATGTTGTTGACCGCGATAGTGTTCGTCGCCTGACCGCTTTCCTTGGCAACCACGATCGCAGCGGACCCGCTGAACGCACCCAGGGGCTTGCCGGCACCGTCGCCGGTCAGGATCGCCTCGTTGGTCTTCCAGCGGATCGAACGGGCCAGCAGGTTCGGCAGGTACGAGCTGATAGCACCCGTATCGGCCAGCAGTTCGTCGGTGACCGGCACCAGCGCCATCAGCTTGTGCAGACGCAAGGCCGACACGCCGAACTTCGGCTTGGTGGCGTTGGCGGTCGATGCTTCGGACTGCCAGAACGCGCGGACACCGTCGGTGCCCCACGGGGTCGTCTCGTCCTTCGGAAACGCCATGCCATTGCCGTTGACGTCCACGTTGTCGGTCATGGGCAGGAGGGCATCGTCCGTCAGCGACAGATTGAAAATGTCGGTGCTGAACTCGGGCGGGATCAGATAGGCGCCGTCCGCGCCGCTGCCTTCGTTGGCATAGGTGCTGCCGGGTGAGGCGGCGTTCACGGTCAGGCGCTGATCCACTGCGCCATTGCGCTGGCCGCTGACGCGCACCGCCGCGGCGAAGTCGCCGAAGCTGGCGAAACCACGACGCGGATCGGCTTCGGCGCGATTGGTCAGACTGCCGATGTCAGCGCCTTCGTGAATCACCACGCCGGCAGAGCGCTCCTGCTCGATCAAGTCCTGTTCGCGCTCGATCGCGGCGGCAACGCTGGATGCGCTGGCCTTCTCCGCATCAAACAATGCGACTTCGTCATCCGTCAGATCACGCGCCTCGGTATTGGCCTTGTCGGTGATCGCGCGCATGGCGGCGACGTGCTTGGCTTTGCGAGCCAGAAGCTCGCGCAAATGCTTGTTCATGGGTTTACTCCGTGCATAAAAAAACCGCCTCAAGTGCGGTGGATGGTTTTGTGCGGATCGCTCTATGGAGCGGCACCGACAGCCAAAGGGCTATCAATGTCGGGCGTGCACCTAGCCCATAATGGAAATATCGCGCTGAGCGCGGGCAAGACGGCTGGCCTTCGGCGCGGCCGCCCTGATGTTCTTTTGCATGCTGGCAATGACTTGATCCAGCGTCGATACGCTGTCCACCATGCCGGCAGACAGGGCTTGATCGGCGCCAAAGACGCGACCCTTGCCCATGTTGCTGCGCACGTCCGAAACGCTGACGTTGCGGCCCTTGGCGACGCCCTTGGTGAAGGCGGCGTAGTAGTCGTCGATGCGCGACTGCATGAAGGCTTGCGCGTCGGCACTCAGCGGCTCGTAGGGATTGCCTTCGACCTTGAACTCACCGGCCGAGATCAGCGTGACCTTCACGCCGGCATCTTCCAGCGCCTTGCTCACGTCTTGATGCGCGGTCCAGACGCCGATGGAGCCCACTTCGCCACCGGGCGAGACGTGGAACTCGCCGGCCGCCGAGCCAATCCAGTACGCGGCGGACGCAGCCAGACTGTTCGCCAGCGCCACCACCGGCTTCGTCGATGCGGCAATCTCGGCGGCCAGTTCCTGCACGCCGTAGACACTTCCTCCGGGCGAATCAATGTCGAGCAGGATCTGCGCCACGCTGTCGTCGGCATTGGCGTCGGCCAGGGCATGGCTGATCGACTGGGTACTTGTGCCGCCCTCGCACATGTCCAGCTGGCTGGCGCGCTGCACGATCGTCCCGTAGACCGGAATCACCGCGATGCCACCGGAACGCGTGGAAGCTCGCCGGCCTGGTGCAGCCGCTTCAGGCGATCCCGGAAGATCAGCGGCTCGATTCGCAAGTACCACCGCATAGGCTGCCATGCGCTCGGGCATCAACGCCCACGGGGTAGCGAGGCACCAGGACAGGAATCGTTCGTGTTTCATGTGAAATTCTCCATGAGCGAGGCGAAGATTTCCGTCTCGGCAAGCGTTTGTCCTTGGCGCGAATACAGTTCGAGCCAGCATTGAGCGCGATCGACTGAATGTCCGAGCGCGTCTGCGAGCGTTTCTTCACTTGGCAGATTACCGGCCGCTATCCGCCGCGCCATGCGCGCCGCGTTGCCAGACAGCAGCGACACCATCCGGGCGTTTTCGTTCGGCTTTTCGGCAGGCTTCGGGGATGGCTCACTCGGGCCTTGCGGCGGCAATTGGGGCGGCGGATCGGGTGTTTCCGGGTCGCCGTTTTCGTCGAGCGTGACCATGTTCAGCGGCATCATGGGCTTTTCCATGCCCGGACTCGGCTCGTAACCCTCGGCATCCGCTGCCTGCGAGCGCAGCAGCCAGCCGTCGGTGATGCCGTTGTGGTAGTACGTCGATCGCGCCGCCTGGTCGCCACGCAAGAGCCCCTTGAAATCAAACTCAGGCTCAAGCCGATCGTCCGACAATAGATTGAACTCCATCGACGATTCCCACCGCTCAGCCCACGGCGTCATCGTGTGGATAACGAAGTCCAGCGATTGCTGCTCGATGTTGCTGAACGTCGCTTTGCTCAAGTCGCCGATCAGGTGCGGCGGCACGCGGAAGATGCGGGCGATTTCGCCGACACTGAACTGGCGAGCTTCCAGAAACTGGCTGTCCTTGTTCGTCAGCCCCAGTTCGTGGAACTTCATCCCGTATTCGAGCACGGCGATCTTTCCGCGATTCAGGCCGGTCTGCGCCTCCTGAAACGATTCACGGAAGGTATCGCGCGCCGGCTTGTCCTTGAACGTGCCGGGATATTCGATCCAGCCACCGCCAGGCTTGGCATCATTCTGGAAGAACCGTGCGCCATAGTCCTGCGCGGCTAGGCCCATTCCCACGGTCTGCGCCGCAAGCGCCAGCGGGCTGAAACCCATGATGCCATCGCTGGAAAGGCCTTTGATGTGCCAGATTTCGCCGCGGGTGAAGACGTGCTGCTGACCCGCACGATCGGTATAGCGATAGCGGAAGTCCCAGTCACCCTGGTTGATGAACTCGATCTTCATCCGGTCGGGATGCAGCGGCGTCAACTGGACAATGTTGCCGCTTCGGTCGGTGACGATTTCGTTGTAGCCGTTCCCGCGCATGGTGAGATGACCCATCATCATCTCGCGCCACTCGAACGGCGTCTGC